CAACAAAAGATGTTAATGCAAAGAGCAGACTTTCAATCAAAACAATTTGACAAAGCACGTAACGTAACAGATCAATTCACTAAGAACACTAGAAGATACATTGCCCTGATGTGTGTCATGGCAATCATAGTCCTACCTAAGTTAGCACCCTTCATAGATCCCAACATGGATATCTTTGTTGGCTATACCGAATCAGTATCCAAAGGCTTTTGGATATTTAGTAGCAGTACTGACATGACACTATGGAAACCATTAGGTGGATTAGTAATCACACCATTAGATACGCATGTGGTATCTAGTATCATAGGATTATACTTTGGTGGTTCATTAGTGAGACGTTAGATGAAAGATTTTTTAATAGTGTTAGCAATATTCTTATTTATTATTATGGTAGGCAAGGGCATCAAAGCTATTCCAGGTTGTCATATCCCAGAATCTACCATGACGGATGAACAATTAGAAGAATGGCTACCATTTGCTCAGAACTAGAACAAACCATGTAATTTAGAGGCTCTCAGTCGCCCATATAGGCACGTTTAGATATGTCCTAACCCAATGGTGTACCAAAAAAAACCCCCTGCAATGAGGGGGAAGTTAGGAATCGTTAGGCAATGAAAAAAATAAATGAACCCAACGAAGGTAAACTCGAGGTGTTTACATCATAATCCTATACCTTTTCTTGGTTAGCTTCAACTGTCTGTTCAGGTTGGTGTCTTTAGTTTTCTCTAAATAACCCTGCTCAATTAAATGATTAACTAAACCATAGGCATGACTCTTACTTTTAATACGACACCCCCCACATATTTCCTTATACGTAGGTGATGCTTTGTATGCTGCAATAAAATGTTTTATAAAATAATAAACATCTCTTTGTCTTGCTCTTACTTTCATGATGTCTCCTAAAATGGGGGAAGGTCATCATCAAAATCATCCTTAACATTACCGCTAGATTTAGGTGCTGACTTCTCCATGATTTTACAAACAGAACCAAACCTATCCATGACAACTTGCCCTGCAGTAACTTCTTGGCCATCTTTATTGGTATAAGTATTGTAGGTTTGCTTACCTTCTACATAAAGCAAAGCACCTGACTTACCTTTCTCGTCAAGTTGTTTACCTACATAATCATTAAAGCATGTGATGTTATGCCAGGTTGTTTCTTCTTCACCTTTTTTTGAGTTCCATTCGTTGGTAGCAATACTAAACTTCCAGTACTTATTACCTGCTTTTGATTCCATAGCTTCGGCATCTCTACCTAATCTACCTATTAGTGTTATTTTATTGTACATTTAGATTCCTCGTATGGTTTGCTTTGATTAGTTCGTATTTAGTTTTAGCTTCATTGTATAAATCAGGATCATCTTTCTTGGCTATAATCATAGCGCCCTGATATTTTTTAACAGTAGTATTAAATTCTGTATACGATTGTTCATGATTCATTTCATCAATAAACTTAGCAACAGTAGGTTCATCTGCTATTACTTTTTTTTCTGCTGTCTTAGGTTTACTTACTGGTGCTTTGTCATCTATCTCATTCTCTGAGTAGACAAAGCCATGTAGGTTAGCAAGTTTTAAGATACATCTATCGACTGCTCGTTTCTCTGCCATAGCATATGGATAGGCGTTCTTATTATTCTTAGGACTACACTCACCATAAGATATAACTTGTCTATCTTTAATCGAGGCTACACATTTCATGCTGACTATCCCATCTTTAGCACTAGCTTCTATAACATCTAGGCTATCTATACTTACATTAAGTTTAGCGCCTATGATTTCTATGTACTTATGCAATACAACAGGTGTGCCATGACAATCCCATGTAGCTTCTGCTCCATTTATTTTTAACTCTTTAAATATTTTGACGGCTTCGTCAGGTATATTCATCTTACTCATATAATCTCCATGCAGTATTATCTGCTGTTGGCTCTTTATCATTTACCACCATATCCCAAAACTTATCTTGCCTGTAACTTAGGATATCTTGGTACTCTTTGTGTGATGGGATAGCACAGTATTCCCATCGTGCATTACCAAACAAGACTGATAGATAACAGACATCAAGTTCTGCCATCATTAAGTAGTGTTGGATTTGTGCATAGTATCTAGCCCTTACATGCTCTAACTTATTGTAATGGTTAGTGTGCTTACACTCTATGATAGCTTGTTCTTCTGGACACCAGCCATCAAAGTGTGCCATTCTAAAATCCTCTTTGATATATTCTTGTGGGTATGGTTCAGCTTTGATCCCAGTTTGTTTGACAAACCAACTAAGATTAAAGTCCTCAGTTAGTGTGCCTATCTGTACTGGTAGTACATTAGATAAATCTACTTTAGGTTTACGTAATGTTTTGAGTTCCCATAGCTCATGTATGGGTGTAACATTTGTACCCATAAGAGCATGTGAATCTGAGCCACCAATCCCTTTGTGCCTATCTATATCTATATATTTGACTACACTCATGTTCTATATTTTACCTTGTGTTTGTTCTAATTGCAACGCCCATGCACCAGCATTCTTAAGCTCCAATAAGAATCTAGATGCTTTGGCATACTCCTCATCAAGGTAAGTTAAAAACTCCATTGGCATTGGCAATCTAGGGTACTTGTAGGTGGCACATATATGCAGGGTTACATAAGGAAATAATCCAGCAGGATATTTCTTGAGCAACTCCCAATATGTTTTAAGGCCTAGCTCATTGGGTGCTGAACAACTAAAGGTAGAGCATATGGTTTCCAACATAACTTGCACATCTTCTACTCCACAAGGTTGTAATAACTCCTCACATCTGGCAACAGCTACAGTAAACTCACTCGTCTTTACTTTTTCTTTCAAGAAATTTACTCGATACATTTGACATATCAAGGATTCGTTCACGTCTGTTTCGAACAAAGGAGGGCGAAGTCTTATCATATGTTGCACGTGTTCGATCTGACTCTGCTCTAAACTCGACTGACCTTCGTACCCAAAGTTTAAACATGCTTTGCCAGTCTCTTGCGGTTCTACCTTTTGCTCGGTAGTAGTCGACAAACTTATCTCGTTCTCTTTCATAATTTATATCCTGTTGTTGAGTCCAGGCTATCACATCATCTGATGCTTCAAAGTTTTCTGGACATTGTGATTCTAATTCTTTGAGTGCTAACTCTAACTCCAATGCATTACACCAGGCTAGTAAGTTCATACCGTTAGGACATTTCTGCATACGTTCCCAACTACCTACTGAGCTGTCAGCTACACCAATCATCTGCGATACGGTCATAGTATCTACTCCATATTTTTTTCTCTTGGCTATAAGAGTGAACACCAATTCTTTGTACGTCATATCTGTATCACCACAATCCAAACCGCAACTAGCATTGCAAATGTAATATACCAACCAATATTATCTCGCATGTCTACCCCCATAAGTCATCTGCTTGACTCTCTCTTGTTTGAAAATAATCTTGAAGTGCTACCCATTTAGGATTTGTAGAATCTGCACAACACTTACGCCATTTCCTGGCATAGAATGGCTTATGATTATTATTAATTTTATAGAAGGGGTCAGTCGTTTCCATGTCATGTTGCCAGCGCATGATATTAAATATGAATTCAACTGAACCTTTTCTATGTCCTGCATTGATATGTTTGAGTACAATTTCTACAAACAAATCCCATACTTTAGGATTGTCTTGGTCAAATTGTATAAATGCATCTTGATTATTCATAGCCTTGCCAGAATAAAAACTCTATCAGCATGTCAATAAATCCTAGTATGGCCAGGATAATAACAATCGGCAAGAGAACATATATCAAAAATAATTTAACTGTATTGCATAAACTATCTAGCATGTTGTTCCCACTCATGCTTAAGTATCTGCATGGCAACAGTATCTAAATGTACATCTTTTTCTACAGGACTCATCTCTTTTAGTATATTAGCATCAATGGTTACGCCAATAGAAGTTAAGCTGTCTAACATACCCATAACTTCTTTGTATCTATCCATCCATTTATCTTCATCGTTCTCAAATGCTTTGCCTATTATTTCACTCATGAGATGTCCTCTGTTATTAGTTTTTCAGTTACAAATTTACTACCATGATTACGTACATATTCAGTCAATACCTCTGACTCTACCTCAGTCATTAAGATATTGATTGTTACAACGTGGTCTTTGGTTTGGTGGATTACTTCCATGTCCATCAAAGTATCAGCAGATAATATCTTTTGTGCATCATCTACAAACTCATGTATACCCCAAGCTGTATCTTCTGCCTCTCTTTTTTCTTGATTGTATTCTGCCTCTTGCTGGTCTTGCCTATCCATATATCTATCTAGGTCTTGCGTTACTGAATCACCCATGACTACACCTCTTTAGTTATGCTCTGATTGCCATGACATACAGCAATATGAGAGCGATTAATAATAATAGTTGTTCTATCCCACCCATGTTAAGTAATAGCTTGTACAATAACAGGGACTAACACAAAATAATTTGCGACTAACAATACTCCTAATACCATAATGTTTCTCCAAGTTGTGATTAATAAAAAGCGGTACTATAAGACGTATACTTTATAACAATAAAAACTTATAGTACCTATACCTAGTAGGATTCAAACCTACACTTAGTAATTCTTCTAACTGTTCTAATAACTTTAATATGACTGTTCTACAATGTCAATAAATATTTGTGCCTTTTTCATCAGGAAGGCTAACCTGTAGAGGAACTTATCCTGATATCATTGCCTCGTCATCTGGCATTAGATCAACTTTATCCGCTGTTATTTTTGTTTGAATGTTGCCAACATGATTGCCATTAATATCATATAATTTCTGCATAACAGTATTGCCAACTGCATTGACATCAATATTTAATACTGCTGTTTGTAGAATATGATAAACTTCAGTTTCCATACTATCTACAAATGCATCATTTCTAGTATCCAAATCTATTTTAATTTCTATGTCTGCCATGATTACGCCTCCTTTGCTCTTACAATACAAGCATTTATAAATCTTTCCATATCAAATCTTGGATTGTCATCTTGAAACATATCTATTAATTCATGAAAAAAATGTTCATTTTCATATGCCCCAGTTTTACGAATAATATTAGCAATTTTTATATAATCTTTTCTAGTCATTGTATTTACCCCTCTAAAGGTTCTTTTAAATATAGCGTTATTGCTATGTAATCATTAGAACAGATTAGAACAGATATTGCAACTATTATTTATGAAAAAGATTTTATGATAGATATAAATATAATTGATTGTACTTTGCAGCAATGACGTGCGATTTGCTTTTATTGTAGATGCTTGTCCGCCGTCGTTGCAGTCAGTACGTGCGACTAGCGATGCCTGGTATTGACTGCTGTTTTTTCGACGGCGTGAAATAGAGGATTTCGGTGGTAATGAAATCAAAGAGTTATGGTGGGTGGCTTGACAGATAGAACGCTGATGGTACTCTATAGTACTGCAACAACCG